CGTGAGGGAAAGCAAGTACCTACTGTGTGTACTTCCACGCTAAAAGATGAGTTGCGTAAGCAAAGTAAGATAGAAACATCATCTACGCGAGTGTTCACCGTGATGCCTGTTGATTACACGATTGTTTACAGAATGTACTTTCTGTCGTTCTGTGCTAAAGCGTATCAGAACAAGTTGCGTACATCTTCTGCTGTTGGCATCAACCCGGAATCTCGTGAGTGGGATGAAATGGTCAAAGAACTATTGAGAGAAACCACTCGCATTTTCGCTGGTGATCATGGTGACTGGGATGGCACATATCCACCATCTGTTATGGAGTCCTGTGTGGAAGGAGTAGACGATATTTACAGAATTTTTGATCCGCTGTGGACTCCAATAGACAGATTAGTGCGTAAAGTGCTGACGATGGATGGTTCGCACGCTTATCATCTAGCCTTAGATTTGCTCTTTCGCGTGCTAATGGGCGTTATATCTGGCCATCCTGCTACTTCATTGCTTAATACTTTTGGGAATGAACGTCTCATAAAGTATATGTGGATGATTTTAGCCCCTCCACATCTGCGTACAATGGCAGCTTTTCGCAAACATGTGCGTATGATGATTTATGGTGACGACAACATTATTGCAGTGTCTAAAGAGGCTTCTGCGTTCTTTAATCTTGCCACTTTGTCTTCAACTTTTGCTGCGTATGGACTTAAATACACTGCAGCAGACAAATCTGATAACTTGGAGCCATTTACTACAATTGACAAGGTCACTTTTCTAAAGAGAGGTTTTAGGAAAGATTCTTTTGGGACTTGGTTGCCACTTATGGATCCAGTTACTGTTGCAGAATGCACAAACTGGATCAAAGATACACCAGAGGGCCCAGAATACCAAACCGTTGCCAATTGCAATGAAGCATTGAAATACCAGTGGTTCTATGGAGAACATGCTTTCAATGAGCTGAGGGGAAATATTTTCCAAGCACTCAGCAATGCTGATGTATATGGCTACCAGTTGGTTAGTTATGATGAAGTTGAGCAGTGGTATAATTCTAGCAATTTAGATACTGTTCAGCCCCAAATGTATACGCCAC